TCACAAATACAGAGTAGGAAAATAGGCTTCTGAGGATTCTTTACAATTAGCTCAACAAACGCCATGATCAAAATATCATAACGCTTTCGCGGCTGATTGCGATTTAAATTCAAAAGAACAAAGGCATCGTTGGGAATACCAAGCTGCTTACGAACAAGTTCCTTAGGAACAGGAAAATATGTCTTACTATCAAATCCATGGGTAATTACATCAATCGGCCGATTGATTCCCTGAGACTTCAGGCACTTCTTCCAAGACTGCGTAAATGTAAAAATGCGATCTGCATCACGATTTAAGATATCCAAATATCCTTGAAGCTGGCATGTATATACCTGATCTACATAAACCCACAGCTTGAAGTCACGAGGAACACCTGACTTACGAATTTCTTCAACAAACTTTGTCACAATTGACATATCGTTATAAATCATAACTACGTGCGGCTTCTTCTTGCGAATTACATCAGGAAGTCCTAAAAATCCAAATCCTTGCTGAGGAGGCTGCTCTGTTTCAGCCGCATCAATTACATCTACATTAGGAGGATACGGACGATAATTTGCAGGAGGCTTGGGTATTCTCTGAAATCCATAGTGCGTAAGTTCAAGATTTGGCTGCTTGGAAAGTTCTCCAATAATTCCATGACTCACACGGCTATAGCCAGTATATTGCTGGAGGTGAGTGCTAACTAACATGAAACGAAGTGCATCCTTTACTTTAGGAAGCTGTGTTACTAGAGGAGAAGGAGAAGGAGGGGAAAGAGAAGGGGGAAGTGAAGAAGAAGCAAAAGGCTTTGCAGACATGTCTTTCTGTAGCTGCGACTGAATTGTCTTCAAGTAATCAGGTAAATCTGCTTGCATCTATAAAGTAGATATTCCTTTCACTTTAAGACACCACACAAATATACTGTAAGAAGAATGGAAGTAAATCCTGTTCATTCAGAGAATAGACAATTAAAAAAAGGAAAACATAGGATTTCAGCTGCGCTTAGAGAGCAGGTTTGGTTACGACATATGGGGCGTGCATTTGAAGGTAAATGTATGACGTCTTGGTGTCAAAATAAAATTACAGTCTTTGACTTTGAATGCGGCCATGATATTCCCGAGTCGAAAGGAGGCCCAACTGATATACGAAACTTATATCCAATTTGCAGAAAATGCAATGGATCTATGGGAAATCGCTATACATTCAAAGAATGGACAAAATTGCATATCTATACTCCACCTGTTCATCCTCTTCCTGCAGTTGAGACGGTGGAGCCTAGTAAAACTACATTTTGGTCTATATGTTTTTGTATGCCATAAATAGAATGGAGACAGAATATAAATTAAGAGAATACAATAATCAACAATTTGTATTTAGAAAAGATGGTGTAAATTATGATGTAACTCTTGTAGAAGGTGAAAATGGATATAATTTACAGACACAGAATGGTCAAATTATTGATACTCTTACAAGTGATATACAATTTGATGACTGGATTCAGTCAGGTCATTTAACAATGATTTATGAAGATTCAGATTCAGAAGTAGAAAAAATACAAGCAGGTGGGCGTAAGAAGTATAAGAAAAGTAAAAAGTCTAAAAAGTCTAAAAAGTCAAAGAAAAGTAAAAAGTCTAAGAAACGGAGCAATAGGACCAGAAGGTCACGGGTTTAATAGGTTCTTCATGAGATAGAGGCAGGGGCTTTTCTTTCTTTTCAAAAAAGACAGAAGAACATTCTCCATGACCAGCCCATTTTACACGAAGTAACGACAATAAATCTGCAAATAGATTTTGTGTATCACTATATGTTTTTTCTCTGAGTTTCACTTCAAAAATAGAATTTAATTTCTCAACTTCTTTCCAATTTGCACCTGCAATTGATCCATTTTGAATGACTCGGACTATCCAAGCATTCCAAAGGGGGGAAATAATTGGATTCTCTATATCTTGTCCTACAAAAGCAGAATCCATTACAAAAATAAGAAATCTCAAAAGTCCAGGAAGTCTAGATTCAGGAAACCAGTCAAAAAATCGTAACTCTAGACCATGATTCCAGTGTTTCTTATAATTTAGATCAAGGCCAACTTTATCCAAAGAAGTATATCCTGATTCCAAATGATAGTCTTGATACCATGTACTTTTTACATCTTTGAGATCAACTGTTAGAAGCTTCCCTTCAGGCATTTCATCTGTATCAAATGTTCCAAGTCCAATATATCTAGACATTGCACCTCGTTGAGAGCCTGCAGAGTATAACCTAGAATTTATAAAAGAAAGGGGATCTGGAGATCCAAAACATCCAATAAACAGAGGTTCTAACCATTGAATCATGCGTGCAAGAGTTTGGTGTTTTTTTCGAAAAAGTTCAGGATTTAGAATCGTTTTTTCAGAACTTAATTCAGTTGGCATTGTTAAATTAATATGATAGGTTCCATTATTGAACATTGCAAGATTTTTTAAATTACTTGACATTATAGCAAAGCCATGATTTGCAGTGGCCCATTTTACAGTTCCATATTCGCTTAGAATAAGATGTTCTTTAAAGATAGATTCAACTTTCTGTTCAAATGCAGATTTGTAGTTTAAAAGCTCAGCATACACCTTTTCTGCCGTAGTTTTATAAAAATCTTGAGTAATTAGTTCTATGCTATCTCCATCAAATGTAAACCATTTTTCATGACCTTCTTGAAAATATGGATCACATTCTTTTAGAATATCAAATAGACATTTTCCTTGAAATTTTGAATTTGCAACAACTTTTTTTCCAAAGGTTGTTTGATGCTCTAAATTTTTATCTAACTTTGTGAGAGTGTGTGAATTAATTAAAAGTGGTAAATGAATCTGATCAGTATCATCAAAAACAGATAATGTTCTTTTAAGAGCTTCTGATTTATAACTTTTATAATAATCTACGCTATAGCGTTCTGGCCGATGATTTTCTTTAATAAATTCACCGCTAATTAAAAGAAGATCTGAAAATTCCAAATAGGATTCTCTTTCAATTCCAAGACCCCAAAAAATATCATTGGGTTTATAGAAAAATCCATATCGTTTATGTTTTTCAAGTGGAGTACTTACACTCATCCCTATTAGAGATTAGTGTAATTACTAAATAAAGAATACGCTATTTATTATTAGACATTAGAGTTTAGAGTCTGAAGAGCTGACGAACCTTTTGTTTTATCTCAACTTTCCATGCCTTCCAGCCATTGAGAAGACCAATTCTATATTGATCGAGCTGATTAGGATCTTTGCTGAGTTGAAACATTAATCCTGCAGCATGGTCCCATGAAGGAATATTGAGAAGTTGTAGCTTACTTGCATAATGTCCATTAATTAAAAGATCATCATTCGGTTGCCTTACATACAGAGGAACACAACCGCATTCCAGGGCCTCATAGAATCTGAATGTTTCTGCATTTACACCACCAGGAGTAGGGACAAACTTACTATTTAGGAGAACACTCATATATTCCGTTTTACTCAGCATTTTAGGATCACGCCATTCATTATACCATAAAACACGATTAGGTTCTATTAAATTAAGATTTTTCATTTGTTCTTTGCGTCCATTCCAGTCAGTTCCAGCAAAGGACCATGTATATTCACGGAAAGGAAGACGCGGTGTATTTTCATAACAATCTTCTACACCATTCTTCTGAGACCAGTGATATCCAAGTGGAAGAACATAGACTTTATCGCCAAATTCGCCTAAATCTGCCCTGTGATAATTTCTAACAACTCCTAGGCATCCAGGGAGTCTATATGCATCCAGTGAATCTTTCATCTGTTCATCGCTTAAATGTATGACATAGAATTTGGCTCCCTTTTGACTCCATGAGTCTAGAAGAACAGTTGTTTTTTCTATCCATGGCCGCATTAGAACTACTATAGGTGAATCCGTTGGAGGTGTATCTGACAGTTCTACAGTCTCAATAGATAGAGGAGCAGTAGGGCCAAATATCTCTTCAAGCCAAATGCGTTCAAACATATCTGCAGCCTTCAAACCCTGTTCTTTTAATGCTACAAATCTACGTGCAGCAGTTGAAGGGGGCTGAACATTCAATGGTGCATTCTTCAAGAAACCTTCAAGAAGTGATTCAATGTAATTTGTATAGATCTTCAAGTCATTTGGAGCAGAATCCATTTTAACTCTCCATCCCTTCAAGAGATCAAGTAGTGTTTCGCGTTTAGGGATATCTGCCAATCCTGTTCCAGTTCCAAGGGCCTCAATCAGTTTCGGTAATGCAGATTTCTTTGAAATGAGTTCAGGAAGTTCAAGAGTTTCAATAATCTTAAATGCGGCTCCTCGTTTTGAACCTGACTCTGTAAGAGACGACCATACATCCATTTTATCCTCATCTTCGAAATGAACCTGTTTTTTTAGATTCTTTTGCGCAACTTCCTTCTTTTCTCCTCCTACAACAACTTCATTGACAAGAAGACGCCCATCTTTGAGTGCCTGAACAATATCAAGCGGCCGATCTACAAGGCTTAGAACAGTTGCTTCATTTTCAGGAAAACAATCAGTATTATTCCATAAATCACTATCAAAATTATCTAGACGATTAAAATTATTAAATTCACTT